ACTCTGTCACCTAGTGACTTCCAAGAGTGGGCAGCTGAGTATATCGAAGAACGTAAGGCTGAGGGTATCTTCTCTGAGGATAGCATCTGGAACTTGTACAAGGCAGCTAACGATGCTACGTACTTAGGGGATGACCCTATGGCAGGAGTCAACTTCCTATTCGGTGCACTGGACATTGCCACACTAGGTACCACAGCAGCAGCTAAAGCATCGTCACTATCTAAGGCTGTCCGTCCTATCGACGTGGCAGCTATTTTGCGTGGGGAAGCTGAGGCAGGTACAACACTAGCCAAGATCGTAGATGACACAGGTATATCAACTGATCAGGTAACTACAGGTCGTGCCCTGCCAGAAGAACTTGACGTAACACCTAGCCCTAAGTCACGTCCGTCTAACGTCACAGTACGTGAAGGAACCCGTAAGACAACCCTGACAGAAAAGCTAGAAGAGATGAACCGTCGAGGTTCTTTTGGTGAGTATGTACCACGTGAGGTTGTCGAACAGGTAGCTACACGTACAGCCCAACAGATTGCAGAACGTACCAATGATGTTGTTGTCAACACTCGTCGTGTCATTGACGAAGGTTCTGAGGACTTCAAGGTTGTTGTCCGTCTAGGTAAGGACGGATCAGGTGCACCATTCAGACGTAAGATGGATGCAGAAGAGATTGCTAAACGTGATCCAAGTCTAAAGGTTGTCAGCCGTGAAGACGGTAAACGTGGATGGTTCCTAGAGACAGAAGAACGTATCAATGTCTTAGGGTTACCTGAAGCATCTGACGTTTATAACAAGGGCAACTTTATCGGTGATGCTATCAACAAAGTCTTTGGTGCATCATCTGTACGTCTAGGTGACAAGATCGGTGGTAAGTTCCTACAGGCTGAGTCAGGTCAGGCTCTTATCGGTGACTTGATTAAACCATACGAGGCAAAGATTCGTAAAGTAAAAGGCAAGGAACTAGAAAACTTGTCTGACTTTATGACACAGCTACGGGATGGTGATTTGTCATACATGCGTAAGGCACCTGACAGTGCATCCTTCGAGGCTCTGTACAAGACAATGTACGGTGCTAAACCTAACAAGAAAACAGTTGAGGCATACGAGGCACTACAGGACATCAACGACACAACATGGCAGATCAAATCATCTGAACGCCTGAAACGTGTCGTTGCTGAGGGTGGCACATACGTAGATGTAACTGATGAGTTCGGTGAAATTGGTTATCGTGTTAGCACAATCCCTGACAATGAGCTTGTCTTCGATGCAGCTACAAACCGTAGCATCAACAAAGCTAACCTACCTGCTGATGCTATTATCTTCAAGATTCCTAACACATTCCTTGACCACCTTTACGTAACTAACGTGACTTCAACTCGTGTCTTGGAACGTGTAGACGTTATGCCGTACAACGTAGGTGGCCCACGTACTAACCAAGAGTTCCGTTGGTTTGTCGGATCAACCAAGCAGCAACGTCTAGCATCTGGTAACACAATCAACTCTGGCTTCAAAACAATGCTAGGTTCTTTCGGTAAGGATCAAGCAACTAAGGCTGTCAGTGAACTAAATGCTATCACTCGCAAGACAAAAGAGTTGATGGACTTAAATGCAGTTGACGACATCCAAGACTTGATCCTGTCACAGAAACAGTACGATGAACTGGGTGATGTGATCCGTCAGAACAACACTTGGAATAAACACGTCACTGACCTTGAGGACTTGCAGAAACTTGCAGGTCAGTATGGTTTCCGTTTCACAGAGGACTTCGTTGCTAAGGCTCGTGACGAAAAGGTTTCTATCCGTGAAGCAGGTGAGGATGTGACACTAGCAGGATCATCTTTTGGTGAAGTTGTTGGTACACGTCAGAACATGAAACGTGGTGACACACCCTTGATGGAGTTCGGTGGTAAGAAGGCTGTCAATGCTAACCCTGTGTCAGCTATTGCAGATCAGTTCGGGTCTGAGGCTTTCGGGTATGCTAATCGTGCTGCAACACAGAATGCAATCGTAGGCTGGGTTAAACTTGCTCAGAAGAACGAAGGCTTGGTGAACTTCCCTAACGCCACACCATCTAACGACTACCTGAATTTGTTCATGAACGCAGAAGTAACAAAGACAGGTAAGTTCAACGATGTGGCTGCACAACTACGTGAGACACAAGATGTAATCAAACGTAGACTTAACCAGAACACATGGTTGTCTGACAAGTGGGATACGTTTACATCCTCTGCAACTGAGGCTGTCTTTGGTTTGACAGGCAAGAAGATTGACTTCACTAAGGCTGACCCTGCAAGTCGTCTACTTCAAGTTGGCTTCTACTCTAAGTTCGGCTTCTTGAACCCAGACCAGTTCATGCTACAGGGTCTACACAGCTTGACCATTGCAGCTATTTCACCTGTTCAAGGGATCAAGGCACTAGGTTTGACAACACCTCTTATGGTCATTGCTAACCTAACAGATGGCCCTGCCCGTAGCTTGGCTATTCGTCGTCTAGCACAGGTATCCCCGATCCCTGAGGAAGACCTACAGAAACTTATTCAGTACATTGATGAGAGTGGACGTAACATTATTGACACTCAGATCATCGAACTTCAGGCACCACAAAAGTTCGGTGCTGCAAGTACACTGACAGGTAAGGCAACAGAAGCTGCAGGTACTCTGCTAGACAAGTCAACCATCTTCTTCAAGGAAGGTGATCGTGTCACACGTATTGCAGGTATGGTTACAGCTTTCCTTGAGCACCGTGCCAAACGTCCTGACATTGATCCTCTGTCACCTGATGCTAAACTCTGGATCACTAACCGTGAACAGGACTTGACATTCCGTATGACAACAGGCTCACGTAGCTTCATTCAGTCAGGCCCAATGAGAGTACCGACACAGTGGTTGTCATTCTCTTTCCGTGCTTTAGAGAACATTGTTGTCGGACGTAACTTTACAGCAGGTGAACGTGCTCGTATGTTTGCTGTCATGGGGCCAATGTACGGACTTGTTGGCTTAGGTGCAGGTCAGATGACAGGCTATGTGACAGAGAAGATGGGTTACAATGCCAATGACGATGAGACTGTCAAGGTATTCAACCGTGTCAAGTACGGTGTAGTTGATGCTCTGCTGTCTAACTTCCTAGATACTGAGACAGCCTATGCTCAACGTGTTGCACCTCTGGGTCAGATACAGGACACGTACAAGAAGCTATTCGAAGAGAGTTTCTTCACCACCCTGTTCGGCCCTTCAGGTGAGATTGCAGGTGACATGTTGTCAGTAGCAAGCAATGCCTTGAGAGCTATGTACGGTGGACGTACTGAGACTGTACGTGAAGACCTGACACAGCTAGTACGTAACTTGTCAACAGCTGATAAGGCATACAAGATCAGAGAGATCATTGAGACTGGCAACTATCGTAGTCGTACACGTAAACTAGCTGTAGGTGGTTTGTCACCTAACGATGCAGCATCTGTACTCTTCGGTGCTACACCTGCACCTGTACAGAACTACTATGACTACACTGAAATGGTCTTCAAAGAGAATCAAACGGTAAGAGATTTACGTAATCGCCTTCAAGGAAAGGCTAACTATGCAGTTAGACTATTGACAGAAGGTGACAAAGATGATATGATACGAGGAACAAAACTCTTCGAAGAGATTACAGATGAGATATGGGCATCTAATCTCTCTAATACCCTGAAGATTCAAATGCAGAACAGCATGGTCAGGGGTGAGTCTCTTCCAGAAATTATGAAAAATGCTATGAGACTAGGGCTTGAGTATGATGCCCAAGTACTACAGCAGCAGATGCAATAAGGAAAAGTTATGGCAGGTTTTGCAGTAGATTTAGGTGATGCAGGTACAGCCTATGAACGTGGTGTCACCATGCCAAGTGCAACAACAGCAGGTGCAGCAGCACAGGGACTACAGCAGGTAAGCCGTGGTCTCTTTGGAGTCTTGGATGACGTAGCTGCAGCACAAAGTCGATCAGCACCTACAAAGTCTCAGATTGACAGACAGGCGTATGCAGGTTTTGTCGGTATGATTGACAAGGCCCGTGGTGTTGAAGACCCAGCACAGGTACGATCTATTGTCAATTCAGCAGTTGCAACATACGAATCTCAGGGCTTCCCGATCGGTGATGCTGAGGCTGAAATGGTTCGTCGTCGTACTGGTATTGACCTTGACTACCTGACATTCGATCCTGAACAGGAAGCACAGAATGCAGCCCTAAAGAAACTGACAGAAAACCCTGAGTACCTTTTCCGTGCACGTCAACAGTTAGAAACGTCAGGTAAACCCTACACAGAACAGGACATCATGAACACAGCCTTGTCTGACATGACTCGTTCTGAGGCTGCAGGTATTTATTTGTCAACTGCACAAAACGTAAACCGTCAGGAATACTACGAGACATTCATCCCTAACGCAAACAAGTACCTAGAGGACATCCGTTCACTAGCTGTACAGGGTTTGTCTATTGAGATGGAGGGTGGTAACGTAAGCCCTGAGAGTATAGTACAGCTACGTACTAAGTTCGACATGACAAAATCTCTGTTGGCTAAACCACAGATGATTAACAATGAAGACTGGCAACCTATTCAGTCACAGATCGACACACTTGATGCACTGTTGACAAGCCTAGAGTCCTATGATGAACGTATGATTGCACGTACTAAGGCTGAGACCTTAGAGGTTACTTCAAGTCTACTGTTGAAACAGGCTAAGGAACTAGCATCTACCGATCCTATCCTAGCACAGGCTCTATTGTCAGACAAAGTTGATTGGTCAGCCTATGTCAACAGCAAGTACCCTGAATTGATCACAGCTATTCGGGATATTCCTGCTGAGGCTACGGTTTACCAAAACCTTCCTGTATTCCCTTCACCTGATGCACCTGAGATTGGAAAAACTGAGATACCACCTAAAGTCTCTGATCTTCATTATCCAGATGAAGTTGAAAAGGCAGAAGATCGTGACATGCTAGATCGTCGTCTAGCTATCACAGTTGCTCTTGGTACACGAGTGAACCTAACAGAACCTCAGTCGTTGAACCAGCCTGAACACCTACAGAACTTCTTGTCAGGTGTTGGTCAGACAACTGTCAACATTGCTACATCCCCTGAGCTTCTACGTCAAGAGACAATGAACCAGTTGTTCTCTAAGGATACCTTTGACAAACTTGCTACTGTCAAACGTCTTGATCCTGAGGCACACGAACTAGCAACTAAACGTCTACAGAGTGCACTACAATCACAGTTCAACATCTACAGCACAACAGCCTCAGGTGCCTTGAAGGACAGCTATTTCAATATCACAGGTGTAGGCCAGATTGAGTATGACCTAGAACGCCGTACTATGGAAGGCGATTTCCGTATGGGACCAGAGGCAAGAGACTTGATTAAGGGTATTGCAGGTAAGATGTACAACGGTGATGTGACAGCAATGATTGCAGACCGTGGTCGTAAACTGTCAACCTTTGAACGTAGCCAGATTGAAAATGCAGGGTTCAAGTTTAACGTAGCTTTCCAAGAGTACCGTGAGATTCAGAAGGTTGCTCAGGGTATGAAGTTCTACACTGAGAACATGAAGAAACTTGGAATGGATACTACAGCTATTGAGTCAACTATTGTCAAGCCAGTTAATGTTCAAGACTCAGGTGCTGATCTAGGTACAATCAACAACCCGTTCCAGATTTTCTGGTCAGACAACACAGACGCAGATGAGAAACTTTTCGCAACTATTGATAATGGTCAGTATTTCATTGGCCCTGATGGTAATACCTACGTCAAGGGACAACAGTGATATGGTTGAGTGGTTCAAAGGTAGAGCACAGCTAGTTGTAGAACGTGAACGTGCTGAGGTTGTGTCTACCCTACAGGACATGTATGAAATATCTCGTAGGTCAGCTGAAGAAGCTGGTGTAGCCCGTCAGGACGCAGGTATTACAGAGTCCCTACAGACACCTGAACAGGTGCAGCAAGCTATTCAAGAAGCCCAACAGCAACAGCCTGTTATGGTTGACACACCTGAACCAGAACAAGCAGCACCTGCTGAACCTATGTTAGATCCAGCTGATCCTCGTTCTACAAGTCCACGTCCAGTATTACGTCCTACAGTAACCGTAGACAATGCAAGAAAAGCTGCAGTTGACCAACTAAAACTACACGAGGGTTACAAACCTTACCCTTATAAAGACAGTTTAGGTAAATGGACAATAGGTATTGGTCATTTGATTGGTGACGGTAGTGATGAAGCACTAGCCAAAAGTCCTTATTCTAGTTTCTCTGAAGAGAATCCTATGCCAGAGGATGAAGTTCAAGCATTGTTTGACAAAGATTATGAAAAACATGCTCGTATTGCAGAACAGTATCCTGTCTATCAAACAATGAACGAGACAGGTAGACTTGCTCTTATTGACATGACCTTTAACATGGGTGATCTAAGAGAAGGTTGGTCAGGTACCCTTAAACTTCTTGAAGAGGGTCGGTATGAAGAGGCAGCTGTTGTCATTGAAAACAGTAAAT